TAGCCAGTGATACACTAACGATACCCCAAGGCGATCTTATGACGTGGCGAGAGGGGCAAGCGGCAATTGAACAGCATTGGCAAGCAACAGGTGAAACTGTTACGTTGTATAATACAGGGGCGTGCTGATGATGATGAGACAGGGTATTATACTTTGAGTTGGGACGAGTGTATTAGCATAAAGGTTATGTTACACTTAGATATGATTCAACCCTAGCCGATACCCATGCCATGCAATACTATAGTTTTGTAGTAATTCAATAGTTAAAACACTCGTTTAGGCGGGTGTTTTTTCTTGTGTGATACCAATGTAACGAGTGTTAACATTGTTTTGGGTGACACGTGGGACGCTGCCGAATCACTCGCCGTGTCAAATGAAAACATTTGTCAATACCTAATATAATTATTATTTGTCACATCTTTGCAACACACTATAGCGTTCACTTAATGTTACACTGTTGTAATAATTTGTGATTTGACACGGGATAGCAGGTGATTCTCTTGAGGAAACTGGAGTCAAGTCCTAAGTTATAATCCGTTGCAATAATACTACAGTTGACAAGTTATTTTCACGTGGGACCCTCAGAATCACTTGACAACGAATCGGATGCTGGGGGGTATACACATCTGTTTCCAAAATAATAAAAATACTTTTGCCTCTCTCACTTGACACTCACAGGCTTTTGCCTTAGATATGTCATGTGAAATATACAAATAAAAATCAAAAGGTAGGCCAATGAAATTATCAGATATAAACCACCTGCATGGAGACACTAGACACTGGGTCATGGGTACCATCTGTGGTTTCCCTGTGTGTTGTATTCAAGACTTCCTCCTTGAGTATGACTCATGTAGCTCAGGTGCTTCATGGGAGGATCGCAAGTTGTCTGGCACAGGTTATGTCCCATGCCCTACCTGCAACCTAAAATCTGAGGTGCAGCTAAAGGAAGCTATTGACTCTCGTAGGGTATCTAGTATACCTTTCCCTGAGTGTCCTTGGGATACCTAATAATTATTACAAAGGAGACTAACTAATGACTGAATACACACCTAACCGATGGGTTATCGTCAAGATTACAGGAGATGATCCACACTACCGAGTCCTAGGTGCTTGGCGAGGGAGTTACCTAGAGGGTGACTCATGGCGTATGAACAGTGGTATTACCCATGTAACTTCAACGGGGGATCACTGGTCATTCCACGGATCATCAGGGTCAGTCTATTGGTGTCACAAGGATACCTATGGGTTGACAGGTATGACTGCTAGTGTTATTGAGCAGCACGGATCACGTGTATCCCTAATGGATGAACGGGATGATTGGCGTAAGATGGATTGGATTATCAAATGACTACTACAGATTATAACGATAGTAAATGGCATGGGTGGAACGGTGGGACTATTCCTGTGCATCCTAAAACCAATGGTGAGTTTATGTTTGCTGATGGGGAGATACTAGCTAATAAACCAGCGGGGGACTGGTGCTGGTCAGATAATGAACTACCTATCGTAGCCTTTCGAGTGACCAAGGAGTGCAAGGAACCACAGGAGTATTGGTTGTGCTATGTGCATACTTGGGATACACCACATGTTCACACCTACGCACCAAAGGACGATGGGTACTACATCAAGGTAACACATGTAAGAGAGGTAACATAAGATGACTGAATACACACCTGACATAGACATTGCTACAGCTACGAAACAGCAGATGTTTGACTTCATGGTTAACCACTTGCGTAGTCAAGGGAAACCTTCTGTTGATACCTTAGATCAATCGTGTGAATCACCATGTATGTACCGTGGTAGCAATGGCCTCATGTGCGCTATCGGTTGTATGATACCTGATAGTCTGTACAACAGTCATCTTGAGGGGGAATCAGTAAGTATGTACCTGCGGGTGGTAGGTGTATCAAGGGAAGCTGGCACAAGAAGTTTCCTAAGTATGGCACAACCATACCTACACGATGATCTTTCAGGGGAATTACCAGAGGACTTCTTGACATCACTAGAGGAGAATGCTATAAAACTCGCTGATGAATACTCACTAACTTATACACCACCAGTAACACAACAGGAGACTACTAATGATATGCTACCTAGATAAAACCTTCTGCTCTGCCGAGTGCCTTAACATGGATTGTCATAGGCAGTTTACACCTGAGGTATCACTAGGAGCCCGTGAGTGGTGGTCACATGACCCAGATAATGCACCTGTTGCCTTTAGAGACTTCTCAGGGGACTGTCCAGTGTATATTCCCCCTACTAATTTCAATTGATCTGATACAGGAGACTACCAATGACCAAGCTATAGCCTATGTGCGACAAAGTGTCTCACTAGTGAAGAAACATGTGTTATTAATGTCACACTACAGGTAATAATGCTCCTGAGGTTATCTTATCCACAGGTATCTTCAGGGGCACTACACATGAAATTACTACACATAAGCAACAGAATACGTTTTATATCACAAGTATTTCAATAATTCTTTCGTTAGATTACAATCACTTGTAAAATACTTTAGATAATAATTTCCATTCGGGTGCAAAAACTGACTATACATATATGAAGGCCCTTGGGGGGTAAGGGGGGCAACATATGACTTACTCAAGATTAACTTATGAGTATAGAGTAATAAGAATATAACTTAAGTACTTAAGACATAGGTTATACTAGTGTTAGACATTAGTAGAGACATATGGGATATGGATCATATGATTATTGTTACCTATGTAGGACTCTTGAGTAGGCACAGCCTTTCTTATGTGTGGTATCCCTATAGATTATTACTCAGGATATTGTTACAATAGTAGATAAACTTAAAGTGATTCACAATACTTATCATCACACAAGTTACAAGCTATTGTTATTATGTCCTGATACTCTTTCTTCCTGTGTGTAGTATATACGTATGACAGCCTTGTCGCGTGATATGACATTGGTAGTATGAGCAAGGGTTATAACATAGATAACAAGGTATAGCTCAGTGGTAGAGCGACAGTATGATAAACTGTCAGACTATGGTTCGATTCCATGTGCCTTGCCAGTTTTGTTCTTTGTCCACGGACAGCGGACGCTTCTATAGCTTTGTAATGGTAGCCACAATAAACCTACAAAAGCTACTAATGGGGTTCACCTCTGATGCTTAGGCTCAGGTGATCCCCATTAACAAAACAAGTGCCTCCTGATTGGAAATGCAGCCGCAACCAACGGAGACCACTAGGCAAGACTATTACGATAACACAAGCTGATTATACGTGTTGTTGTATCATGGGCCGATAGCTATCAGCAGCTATTAACTCAGGGGTTTGTTCGACCTGAGAATAATAACTAGCCATTGGGCAACCAAGGTAATAGCGCCGGACTTTTCCCTCTGTGCGCGGCTAGAGTATCTCTGATGCGACGTACCTTTGGTACTTAGATCACTAAGGATAATCACAGGACTACATACCAATGAAGACCAAAGCAACATACACATATAATAAGCCTGTAGCGAATCACTTGAAGAAGTGCATCGAAGGTGGTGTGTCTGTCAAGGATATGCTTGCTTCAGCTATTGGTAAGTTCCAGAACTGCCCTCAGAACATGACTATCCTGTATAAAATCTACGGATCATACATGGCTGAAGTCAGGGCTGAGATCGTAGGCTCCATTGGTGAGAGCCTTATTGCTCGAGCTAAGGCTGGTGACTTCAAGTCCCAAGAGTTTTACCTACGGTCTAAGGGTGGGTGGTCCCCAAGTAATACAGTTAATGAAGTTGAGCATACCGATGATCCCGATGAAGACTCAGGCGCTATTGACCTACTTATGGCTAAGTTGGGCAAGGCAAGAAACCCCGATAACACAGATGAGTAACACCCGATGGCTAAGAGAAAAGGTCTATGGAGAGACATTCCAGTAACTGCGGATACTCTTAGAGCATTAGGCGATGAAGAACTAGAGGATTATCTTAGTATTTTAAGTCCTCGGCAGCTCGATGAACTCCTGCACACATGGGAGTTCTGGGGCAGACCAGCACAGTTAGCCCCAGAAGGTAATTGGAAGATACTCTTAGCTTTGGCAGGGCGCGGATTCGGTAAAACGAGGATGGGTACTGAGTGGGTAAGACAGCAAGTTAAGATGGGTAAAACAGAGATTGGATGTGTTGCCCCCACAAAGGGTGACGTTCGGGCTATCATGGTCGAAGGTGAGTCTGGTTTACTTAAGGTCTGCTGGAAAGGTGATAAGACTTACAGGGGGGCGCACATGGGCTTTCCTGTGTGGTCTCCAACAAACAATACTATGACTTGGGAGAACGGGGCAAAAGCTCGCTTCTACAGCGCAGAAGACCCAGAGAGACTCCGAGGACCAAATTTGTCGGCAGCTTGGTGTGATGAGTTGTGTTCTTGGAACCGTATGCAAGAGACTTGGGATATGCTCCAGATGACTCTTCGCATAGGTAAAAACCCACAGATTTTCATTAGTACAACACCTAAGCCTTCCAAGTTGCTTATAGCTTTGAATGACAGAGCTACAGAGGAACCCTCTAAGGTAGTTAGAGTTAGTGGTACATCTTACGACAACTCCAACAATATTAACTTAGACGCACTCAAATCTTTTGAAGGAACCCGTTTAGGTAGGCAAGAGCTTTACGCGGAGATACTTACACAAGCTGCTGGGGCGCTTTGGACAGCGGATATTCTAAAGAAAGCATATGAACCAAGCATTACTGACACTGTAAAGTTCGCGGAAGATAACCTAGCTAGGGTTATTGTTTCTATTGATCCTGCTACCACAACAAATGCTGATTCTGATATGACAGGCATAATTGTAGCAGGTGTAGATATCAATGGCGTTGGTTATATCTTAGAGGATCACACGGATAAATACACACCACAAGGTTGGGCATCTAAGGCTGTGTCATTATATCACAAGTTTTCCGCCGATAGGATTGTAGCTGAGAAAAACCAAGGTGGCGAAATGGTTAGGTCTACACTCACATCGGAAGATGAGACAATACCAATACGTCTGGTACATGCTAGTAGAGGAAAATACGCCCGTGCAGAACCTGTCTCAGCTTTGTATGAACAAGGCAAAGTAAAACACGCGAGAGACTTAGACAAGTTAGAGCAGCAAATGACAGCTTGGGAACCATTGGGTTCCATTGGCTCTCCTGACAGATTAGACGCTTGTTTAGCTGGAGAAACCTCAGTTCTAACAACCACTGGTTATAGTTTCATTAGGGATATATCTAAAGGTGACAGTGTTATCACTCGTGCTGGGCCTAAGAAAGTCGAGTGGGCTGGTATTACAAGAAAGTCCGCAAAAACTCTTGATATAACCCTGAGTAATGGTTACGTTGTTAAAGCCACAGATGAACACCCCTTCTACGTTAAGGGTTTCGGATGGGTACAGGCAGCAGAGCTTAGGTCTGGTGACGAGCTTGTAAACACTCAGGAGGTAAACACTTGGAACAATACCCGACAGAAGTTAAGTTCAACGGAAACACTTATAGAAGATACCCAGATTCACCAGATAAGTCAAAACAAAGGTATTACATCCTTACGACAGGAAGAGGTTTCAAGTCTTTGCATAGGGCCGTTTGGGAGTTTCACAACGGGACAATACCAGATGGATTCCACATCCACCACAAAGACGGTAACTACTTCAACAACTCAGAACACAACCTTGACTGCCTGTCCCCCAAGGATCATGCAAAAGAACACACGGAAGAGTTCTACGACTTGCGCGTTAAGACTATGTCCCACGCAAGAACTCTCGCTTCAAAGTGGCATGGTACAGAAGAAGGTCTCTTATTCCATAGGGAGCTTGGCAAAAGGTCTTGGGATAACCGTGAGCCTAAGTACCAACGTACTTGCGCAGTTTGCCACAAAGGTTATAAGTCTTACTCAGAAAGCAGTATCACCTGTTCTAAGGTTTGCAGGGGTAAAAGGCACGAAGCAAAGTACAAAGTTACTGTCTCCTGCCCAGTCTGTGATAAAGACTTCCAGCAGAACATCTATAAGCTTACCCCAGCCACATGTTCCCACAAGTGTGGTGCAAGTTTGCGAAAGCAAAGAGGTAACTGATGTTTACAATCTTCACATTGAAGATCAGCACGAGTTTATCGCTGGTGGGGTCTTAACACACAACTGTGTTTGGGCAATAACTGACCTGATGCTCCAAGGTACAGCTAGACCTCAACTTAGGTTAGCTTATAGCTCTGCTAAGGGCCTCACATAAATATAAAGGTCTGATATGACAGTTACTCCAGCCACATATGACCTTACGATTTACCAAGGGTCTGACTTTAATCAACAAGTGACTTTCTTGCAGACAGCAGGCGGTGATGCTGTAAACCTAGAGAATATCACTTTCCGTATGCAGATCAGACCAACAAGAGGTTCACCTAATATTATTGCGGATTTAAGCTCTGCTAACGGCAAGATCACTAAGGTTGATGCCACTGGTGTTGTAACCCTGTTGTTGACATCTGTAGAGACTGCGGCACTTACGTCTGGTGGGGTATATGACCTAGAGGCCGTTCATAGTGTTACAAGTGCTGAGAGATGGCTAGGGGGCAAGGTTGCCCTAGACCCTGAGGTGACTAGGTGAGTTGTGAGCCTATAGTAGTTGTAGTCGAAGCTACCCCTGCTGCTACTGTAGTTGCTGTAAACTCTACACCCACAGTAGTTAAAATAGGTTTACAGGGTCCATCTGGCGTATCCCCCACAAGCGATATATCTACTGACGCTGGCAATCAACTTACAACTGGGTCAGATAACAAGCTTTTCGTTCCTCCCTTCTCAAGCGTAGACTTGGGTACTTTTAACTAAAGGAAACTTCCCTATGCCTTCAATTCAGCAGAAACGCGGTTTATTCGCTAACCTACCTTCTTCAGCTTTACTGGCTGGACAGATGTTTGTCACAACCGACCGCCAGACAGCCCACTTCCCCACGGATGCCACTACAATGGTGCCTGTTGTTCCAGCCATTGATTCTCTTAGTGCGATGGGAGCAGTTTCTCCCGCTGCTGACCTACTCATTATGCACGACGCTAGTGCATCTGGGCTTATGGAAAAGAAGATCACGTTCGATGCATTCAAAACTGCGCTAAATATCCCAGCCGGATCAACAGATGAACTTGTGGCAGTTGTTGATGGTGGCACAGCAGGTTTCATTTGGGGAACCGACGGGACTGACGGTGTCTTTCGCATGAATACTTCAATGTCTTGGTCAAAAGATGCTGGTGACGCTTTTGTAACTCTAGCCGTTGGTGCGGTGGATTGCGGGACATTCTAAATGCCTGATGTTCAGCACAAACGAGGGTCACGCGCTGATCTTGACACACTAGCCGCCGCTGATGGCCTTCTCGTTGGGCAGGTTTATGTCATCACAGACGAAGACCGTTTGGCCGTTGCAAAGACAATCGGAACGTATCAGGCAATGGCAAAGGAAGGCGAGGCCACCGCTCCTTTCTCCTTCTGCCAAGTCCGCAACACAGACACGTCTACAAACATCAACCAAGCCACTGCTGCCAACGTCCCATTTGGTGGAACAAACGACGCAACAGACTCGGACTACACCCTCGCGGCAAGCAGCGTCACGGTCAACTTCGATGGGGTTGTAAGTGTACAGGCGCACATATCCCAAAGCGGGTCAGTAGCGCGATCAAACGTCGGTATCTGGATCACAAATAATAATACTAAGGTCAGTGGCGTGGGACAGTCGGGTTACATCCGCGCTGCAAGCGGCCATAACGAGTCATCGTCACATATTAGTGCTACGTTCGCTGTGTCTGACGGGGATGTTATCCGCGTTCAGGGTGAAGAGCGCGCGGAAACTGGCACCGTTAACCAAATAGCAGGCGAAAGCCAAGTCACGATATACCGTTGTGATGGTGTAGCAGGACCAGCAGGGCCAGCAGGGCCAGCAGGTGGTTTGCTTGCGTCTAACAACCTGTCAGACGTTGCAAACGCGGGGACATCAAGAACAAACCTCGGGCTTGCGATTGGCACCGACGTGCAGGGTTACGACGCGGATACGCTCAAGGCAGACACGACGGCGAACCTAACAGCCGCATTCACAGCCGCAATTGACGATGATGGAACGATAACGACAGGAACCTACACGCCCACCACGGCGGCAGGGTCGCAATATAAAAAGATCATTGGTGGTGGCGCGTTTACATTGGCACCACCTGTTGTTGCGACCAACACAGCCACCACGCTTTCCC